TTTAAAGCCAATTTTTCTCGTATACCTTTCAAGTGTGGCATTAACGTTTTTTCGGCAGATTGGGATGAAATGATAAAGTGGCATCTTGAGGTATCAGACATTGGTTTTGATGGTGACATTGAGGGCCAAGAGAATATCATTAAAGGCGAGATTTATGATGAGCTATTGCGGTTTTTTGATCGCGTTTATGCTTTTTATGGAGATAAACCTACGGAACAGGAGAGAACCATGCGAGCTGCTTATGTATCGAGCTTGTGTCATTATTACATGTCTGTTGGCAAGGATGTTTTTCAGGCGAAATTTGGTAATCCCAGTGGTAATTGGTTGACGTCTTTTATAGCTTCATTTACCACATTTATGTTGGTCGGCGTTTCTTATTTTGGGATGGCATTAATTCATGCACCAGTGTATGCAACTCCTTTTTGGTTTACAAGGCTGGTTCGTATTTCAACTAGTGGTGATGATAATTTGTTGACTGTTTCAAGATTGATACCTTGGTTCACCGGTAAGGGCGTGTGTACGTTTCTAAAGGAGAAGTACACATATGGATATACAGGTCCTAATAAGGAGCTTGTGTTTCCTCCCGATAGGCATGTTTCTGAATTACAGTTTTTGGCTTGTGGCACTAGGGTTACTGACGAATTTTCCGGGTTACGATATCTCGCCGTTATTGGTGATGGACCATTGGAGAAATGTGTTCAGTACGTGAGTTCAAAGGCCGCTGATGGTGATGCATTAGTGGCTGTTATTGATAATGCAAACACCGCACTTGACATGTGTTTTACTTCAGGCCAGGCTCGTTTTAATGAGTTGCGTGAAAGGTATATGCATGCTTTTTTGATTGCCAAAGTGAGGTGTCCTGTTTTACACGATTACGTTTATTGTTGTGCAAAGTTTTGGGAGAAGACGTTGTGTGATGACGATTTTGTTGCGTGCCCAGAGTTTTCGTTTTTGCCACAGTTTGAAAGGCATATGTTGAGCCTTGGAAGCGTTGCACCGGTTACTTTAGATCAGGCTCAAGTATCGAATGTTGTTTCGTCAACCAATGTGGTCGATAGTGTTAAGACTTATAAGTCTAGGATTAGCTCCGTTTTAGAACCTGCTAAGAGATTTAGTTTGATGGCTGTGGGGAAAGCACAACCTGCAGGTTCTGCTACGAGCCATGTTGAGAGTGTTTCATCATGTTTTGTTACGCGGAATTCTGTTGGCACATTTGATAGACCTATGGCTGGTTCGTTGGCATGGTTTGCTGGACCATTTGCGGCCTATTCGGGTGATATACGTTTTGCTGTCAGGTGTGCAAGCAATTGTAGAATATTTGCTGATGCCACTGGAAGATTGGGTAACACTGCCGCACAACCTCCTGCTTATAATGCGGGTATATCAGCTATGTGTCCGAGGGAAGAGACTTCTGCCACACAACCGTATGCCATGGTTCAATTTCCGCAGACAACTGCCTGGAAGTTTAACATATTGCCTAAGATTCAGGGCGAAGAGCAGTTGGAGCAAACAACTAGTGCTTCTTTTAGGGTGGATATGATAGAGCCATCTGAAGCAAAGTCTTCTTATGAAGCGTCTGCAGCTGCAGGCGACAATTTTGTCTTTTCATTCTTGTTTATGGTTCCCGCTATCTCTATAGTGGGGAAGTATATACCACATACTAGGACGTCTGAGGCACCTTTGCCTTTGACTGTGAAATTTCAAACAGGATTGCCTGCCCCATTGCCATTCCCTTACACTCAAGGAGAGGTTTTGGGTTATACTGATTATATTGTGCCGCAGGGTAGTTATGGGGCCCCAATAACATCATTGGTTGTGAGGACTGAGATTTTGAGTGACACACAGTTAGTATTTTACGGTATTGTGCCTAGTGCCCCTGCAGTTAGGCGTTACGATGCAGCTGCAACGTTTAGTATTTCATGTGATATGGCTGACACTATTATGTTTGGCTACAACATTGAAGTGTTTAGAAATGGCCCCGGTACTGGAGCTGTGGATTTAGGTGTCGATGGACTTGGCGAGGGTTTAGGCACTATATATCAGAACACTCCTGATTTGTATGCGACCGGCTGGACTTTAGCCCCGCAGGCATATGGGTTGCCTTTGGTGAGAGGTTTGATAAATGGGACGGGATTGCCAGCAGCTACTATCGTGGTACCTGGACCTGTCTCATCCCCAAGTATTTCACCTACGCAGTCCCCACCCTATAGCACGATTTATGACGGGACAGCTTTTAGGTGGCATTCAGGTACTACCGTGTCATATGCTTTTTACAATCCATCGACCATACCATTTAGAGAAGGAGATGGTTGGGAGGACATGAAGTTTGAGAAGCATATGGATCAGAAGGGTGTGGCTTTTAATTCCTCATTTCCTGTTGTGGGCACTACCACTGACAGAAAACCAAACTATGCCAGAGGTAATATGGGCGAGATGGATTATAGTTTTTCGAGTTTAGTTGAGAGAAAGCAATTGCTCAATACCATAACTTGGACCACTGCACAACCGCAAGGTACCATTTTAGATTCTCGAGCAGCACCATATGAGTGCATAGGCCGCACTTCTATTCCACCTTTTAGTCAGTTTATGTTTTGGAAGGGGACTATAGTCATATATGCCCAAGTACAGTCTACAGCTTTTGCTTGCGGGAAGCTGATGTTGGTGTTTGCTCCTTTTTGTACTCCCCAAAGAGCCGCCGTTTTGCAGTTGACTTCATTGTCATCCATTTCAATAGCACCAAATGCATCATTGTTAGCAGGCAATAGCACACAAGTGTCTATGAGAATACCATATGCACATTACAAGAATTATTTGGATACAGCAGGCATGGTGGGTGATCCTTTTGGTTTACTGGGTACGTTATCTTTGGTCGTGTTCAACCCTTTGCGCACAGGTGTTGACGGACAGGATTTTTGCACCGTCAACATATATTCAAGTTTTGAGGACACAAGTTTCCAGATACCACGAGCACCACCGAGTAACGGGAATGTATTTCCATTGTTTGAGAAACATGGCGGGGCGATTTCAGGTTTATCGAAAAATGTTGTTGGTGTGTTGAATGGGGTTACAGATGCCACCAATGCTTTGAGCAGTTTGGGTTCATATGCACTAGATAACCCTAATGTTGGTGTCAATTTTATGCCTGTCATTAATAAGGCCGCTCCTATGATGAATCACGCGTCAAATTTACAATATTGTAATGTAATGGATTTGCACCCAGGTGTTCAATCGGTAGGTGATGAGAAGGATTTTTCAACTACTGTTGATGAGTGTTCTATTAAGTATATGGCCACTAAATGGTGTTTTTTAGACACCGTGCAGG